TATCTGGTCTCTGCTTCTTTCCTGCCTTGAGGTGAGGGACCTCCAACAGAAGGAGGAACTCGTCTGTCTTCTTTCGCCCTTCCTTTGTGATGCTTCGCTTGATCTTTGCCTTTTACAGCTGCTGATGAAGGCCGCAAGGCCCTTTGGAGTCGAGATTCAGAATCCCTTTGATGTTTTTTTGTATTTTTATTTTTATGCTTATGATGCGCCATATTTTTCCTCAATTTTTCTGTATGCTAACAGAAAGGAAATTTTTTAATTCTTGAAATATTCCAGAATCACCCTTCCAGAAACAATGTTAGGGAAGGTCTGCCCAGATTCAATATGAATATCAGTCGCGGTGACCCAGATAGACAGCAAATCAGTCCCCCAAGGCCCTACAGATGGAATAGGCCGCCAGTCTGGCTTGTCAGTAAAAACTGTCCCATAAATATTAGTCATGTCAGCAATCAAGGGGATGTTGTGCGGGATGTTGACGATAGTTCCTTGCGCGATGGCCCCCAGCTCGATGCACTTCCTCCAGACAAATCTTTTCGTCTTAGGGTCAGTGAGGTTGTAAAATTGCTGCCCGTCAATCGTTGCGAATTGCTCATACTGGGCGTTCTCTTTCACATTCACCTGAGTCGCAATGTCAGTGTAGGTCTGAACGAGCACCCGCTCAAGCTCTGGAGGCCTCTGTACAGGGAAATGGCGATATGTGTTGAGGAATGTAACTGTCATTATTGCGTCATCCTGGCGTTGGGTGATAGATAGAGGGTCGTCGCATGGAGGACAAAATTATTGTTGGTAATATCGTAATTCGACATCTGAAGGTTGCTCATGGTCATCTGAAGCTGGAAGTTTTGCGAGATATAGGGAGAATAGAATCGATGCCAGATCTTCTCCTGATTGACTTGATTCCCAACCAGGGGATTGTCTGCTATCGTATATACGACATTATTTCCCAAAATACTGGAGTTGGCAGAAAGCTCAGGATTGTTTATGGCTACAGGGCATTCATTCAAATATACATTAACAGTATATTGCCCTGCATCGGCAAGGGCAGGTTGGGGGTTTTGATTAAGAGCTGAATTATCAGTCAAAAAATCAATATATGGCACCCTATTCTGCATCCCCTGCTCGTAAAATGGAGCGAAAACTTTCGTGTAGATATTGAAATTCTGGACTACAGTAATTGTTCCTCCGCCAAGATAGGTGCCGCCAGCAGGAAGGCCGACAGGCACAAAGTCACTGTTAGCGTCATCCCAGACCTCAAGTTTGAACTTATTTATGTCTGTATAGGAAGTGAGATGGTAGGCCGAAGATGTCGTTGCGTTATTCAGAGCAGAAGGATTGTTAGGTCCATTCCCTATTATCCCTGAAATCCTTACCCAGTAATCAGTCGCCCCTGGATTAAAATTATGATTAGGGACTGTTATGGTGACGGGGGAGCCTGGAGTGATCGCTGTAATAGACAGAGAGGGGGAGTTAAGATTCTGGATGTTGAGAACCTCGACGTATCCTTGCTGGTTTCCAGCTATCACGTTAGAAGAGAAGGCATTTATCCCAGCGGCGACCATGTCAGGATCAGGAATTTCGATATAGAACAGCCCAAAGCACGTGTAGGAGTCGTTGAACTTCGCAAAAGAATTGTTCCTATAATTGTACACCAATACCTGGTTGTTGAAATCTGGGTTCACCTCAAGAGGAACGTCAGCAACAAGAGGGCCATAAGTGTACGCCCAGTAAACTAACTCATTGAAATAATCCCTTATCCCATAGGCCCTGTAAGGAGCGAACTCTATATTGAGGTATTCGTCTGGGATTTTTAGGTCTATCCTCTCGACAGCATCAGTGTCGTCAGTCGTAATTCCTCTATACCCAATTGAATATACGCCATCATCGAAAGGAACCAGGCTAAATGTCGAACTCGCCCCAAACGATGTGTTGATTTTCTGAACAGCGAAGGGATTGACTTGATCCCCAGTGTAGGTCAACCGCCAAGAGGAGTTAGCGCATTTTATAATGATCAAATCCTTCAGGTATTCGACAGAGACAATAGGGTCATCAGTTGGCATGTCAAAATATCCGCCTGCCCCATTTGGATACGCAACCCAATTCGCCTCGACAGTAGGATCACTCAACGCCCTATTCCATCTGAGCCTTACAGGATAATTGACTGATGTAGGCGCCCCGCCCCCTAGGCCTTCCCACGTGTTGAAACTGACGAGCCTTTCCTTAAATGGAAGAAGAGCAAGGCAGGAGTACATATAATTGGGAGTTAGATCGATCGTGGGAGTAAAGTCTGTCCAAGTCCCATTCTGAAGATACCTGAGAGGATCTCCTCCAATGGCCCCGTTGAAATTCGTCGCCCATAAGGTTGGCGCCGCCCCCGCAGTGTTATAATTTGTGGTCCAGAAGAGATCAGAATTACTCCCAGTCCATGTCACGCCAGGATCAGTCTCAAAAAATGAGTAATCTATATAGCTATATTCATAAGAATATTTTTGATCAAAAGCCTCAAGGAATGTAAAACTATCGCCTGGAATAGTGTATCTTCGAAGCCCCATGACAGGAAGAGCGGGAAAATAGCTGAAGGTCACGACGACGTTGGTCGCCACGCCTAGAGCAGGGGAAAATGTCAGGGAAAGGGCGCCTGTGATGTAGTTTATAGTCCCTGTATTCGCCCCTGATGACGTCAGGACTCCTGCCCCATTGTCTGTAAAAGTCAAGGCGCCAACAGTGATTTTGAGGGTGCCAGCATCGATTTCTGCATTCGTTTCCTGGGTGACAGCAAAGGCTCCCCGAGCATTAATGGGTGAGGCAGCGAGAAGGTCAGCAACAACATAACTCCCACCGCTGGCCTGAATCGTCAAGGTTATATCTACCAAATTTCTATTCAGTCGGCCAAGAAGAAATGTCCCGCCTCTCTTGATCACTCTCCCACGCCAGCAATAGGCATCCTCTAGGATAGGGAAGGCCTTCTCAGGAAGTAAGAATGACTCAAAATAATTTTCAAATCCTGTCTCGTCTTCATATTGTGTGATATAGAAAGGCTGGTATGACATGTGGCATCCTAAAAGAAATTATATTACTTACCTGCAATATAATTCCTATAGGATTTCAATGAAAGAGTTGTTAAAACCCTGAAAACTGATTCCCCCAAGGAAATTGGTTCCCGCCTACGTCGCTGTAGATAGTCGCCACCCTGTCTGATGTATACTGCACTATGGTTCTTCGCTGGCACAACTTCAGCTGTTCCTCAAGGAGAGGGCGATATTTTGTCATATTGTCCAGATCGCCAGCATCAGAAAATATTTTATCTGCAGCGCCATAAGCTAAAAGCTGCCATAGCTCTTTTAGCTGGGGATAGGAGGCTGGATCTGCTCCAACTGGCGGGGTGGCTGTTGACAGAAACGCAGTTGGGTACTGGAAGGCCTCAAAACTGACCGTGTAGGCGGAATCGGGACAGGGGTATACCAGAATCTGGTCCTGAAAAAAACAAACGCTCCTGGGGCGATTGGCGACGTATGGGATGGATTGGACATTGATGGGGTTGCCTATGGCAATATTCCCATTAAATCCCACTGCGAAAATGTTCACCTCGCCAGTGATATAGTTGATGTTCCCTCGAGCATTAGCAGGAAGAGTCGATTGGTCGTTAGGATCAAAGAGCAAGCCAACATTAGAGTGGACAGACGTTGGGTACGTCCCCACTAAAATTGTTGAACTTCCTCCATCATCAATGAGATTGAATGATGTCCCATTAGCGTCCTGGCCTGAAATTAACACGTTATAGTTGATCACACTCGCAGGGATATCAGTAGAGGGAACCCCAGGAGCATAGGCCACCGAAGGAGTATACGCTCCCCCATAAGTCGAGTTGGGCTTCCAGCCAGGGATGATGGGCAAGTCATACAGGAAGAAAGAATAGGGGCCCGCCGTCCCATTCCCTATCGCTGCTGAGGAGTCAACAAACGTGAGCTGGGAATTAAATCTAAAGAAATTCTCCCTACTCTGCGTCATGAAACTCTGATATCCCCCAATGTAGACAGGGGGCATGTTGGTCAGATAGAGATTTTTAGGGAAATCATATGCAGGCTGGTTCGCATTCGTTACAAACTGATAATTCACCCTGAAGGATTCCAGGCGAAGCTGCTCTGGAAGGTCATAAATATAATAAGTGTTTATATATTGGTCGATCTGAAGGTCAGAAATATCATTCGCTGAAGGCCGCCCAGTTATCCTCCTGACTTTATTTCTTATGTCTAATAGAGTGTTCGGGAGAGTCATAATATTTCCTTATGGGTATGCAGGATAAGGCGCAGGAGGGTAAATCTCTGGGATTATTATATTATTATTAATAGTGGTGCTGGTGAACTCATCCTCAGTCAGAGCGAGGGCATTTTGAGCTATAGGAATCACCTGACCCACCCAATTATCATCATCAATCATGGCAGGGACAGTATAGGGCAAGAAATTCAAGGAGTTGATGGGGAAAGAGAAAGAATTAGGGCTTAGGACAGTGATCTGACCAATCTTCCCATCAATTTGAGGCATCCCGAGCGACGCCTGAGGAGTCTGGAACGGCGTCGCTCTCGATGCTGATGGTATGACAATCCTTACTACCAGGCTAGACAGATAACCATGATCATTCACTGTCGTAATTATGGTTGGATTCCCCCTTGTGATCGAGGAAATTATCTGCATTGGAGGGTAGTAATATGGAGGCGTCGTCATAACATCCTAATTTGCTGTATCAAATTCCATAGAATCAAAGCCAAAGCGCCGATTCCACTTCTGAACGCCAATAATGGGGACTGTAATCCCCCCGCTATTGATGTCATTAGCTGGAGGAGGCTTATCCTTGTCCCACAAGAAACCATGCGTCGGGTAGGCGCACGTGTTGATTTTCGTATTTCCTCCACCTGCTGTAATGTCCACCCCGTTAAGATGTCGAGCCACGTATAATGGAATTTCATATATTTTGTTGTCTTCCATTACTTTATCAAATGGAGGAATTCCTGGGTATTTTCTAATCTGTAATCTTAGATTCCCACCTGGAGTCTCAAAATTACGAAATCGCCCCTTTACTGTCTTGGTTTCCTCTGCAATAAACTTCGCCAGGGTGGCCTTGTTCCTTTCTTTTTCTGTGGGAGGAGGAAGGAGGATGATTTCCTGCTTTATAGGAAGAGAATCAGCTTCCTTTACTTCATCAATTTCTTGAGGTTTGTCAATTACCTCAATATTCGATTCATTTCCTTTTTCTTTCTTCTTTCGCGCCATGAACTCTCCTTTTATTTTAGGGTTCATTTCGCAATATTTCAAATATTCCCTATTTGTGAAAGGAAAATTTTATATTTACAAATAGAAAGGGCCCTCGAATGAGAGCCCTTGTGAATGGAAGAGAAGTTCCTTCCTAGGTCAGGATCGGAAGAGTTTCCGCTGTGCCTCGATAGGCAATCCACATGTAATTCTTGCTTGGCGTCAAGATATACTTTGATGCAGCTGAATTGATAAGGTTACTGATAATTACCCCACTAAAGGACTTATTATCTGTAGCATCATCCAGGAGGTTCTGATATGGATATCTAGCTGTCTCGCCAACAGGAACAATCAGCGGGATGCCGACGCCCAGCGCTGCTATAGCTGATGTCGGGAAGACAAAAGCTGATTGCCCTGCGCAGGAGACATCGAGGGTGATGGTATTCGTCGAGCCAGCAACCGTCGCCCCAATGGCAACTACTGTCGCGAGGACTTGATTCATGCCCGCCATCCCATATTGAGACGTCCCATTGCTCTGGATTGGGATATAGATCCTGACTAGCTGCCCAACAGTAAACCCATGCGTCACCGACAATACGACGTCAGTGTAATTTGGATTTAATGCGTTAGCTGCCATCCAGGTGATCATACGATGCACAGGATAGAATCTGGCATCATATGGGATAAGCTCCCAGTAGCCCGCTGTAGCTGCCGCTCCGAAGGCTGCCGCGTCGAGGTTGGCAATCGAGAAGGATACGCCTGCGGTGGCTGCTGAAACTGTGAAGTCCCATCCACCAACCTGAAGCATCCCTGTCGTCCCATACAGGCGAACAATCGAGCCTACTGATGGAGTGGTACCAGAAGAAACAACAGCTGGAGAAGCCGCTGTAATCGCTGTGATGGCGTATGGCGTTCCTGGAGTTTGATTTCCAGTGTCTGCCACGAAGGTGAAGCCCCCAACAAGGGTCATGCCTTCTACTGCAAGAGCTGTCGCACTTGTAGCTGTAGAATAAAATGCAGATCCTGGCTGCATCTGGGAATATCCAACCGCCTGGACGATGTTGGTTGTATTTTGACCAAAATCTGTCAGGTTGATCAACTCAATCTTGTCAAACCCACATGGGAGGTTGATGTAGACTGGAACTGTGGTCGCTGGAGTTGAGAAAGTCCCAGTGACTATTGCGTTAACAGGTGAACTCATATTTTTTGTTTATCCTTATGCTAAAGTGCAACGAAGGTTCAGAAGCCAAGAATCATTTAGAATTCTGGGTACAGTTCCCATCTTCCAACCAATCGAGCAATTCATCGCTAAAGGTGAATCATAAATTGGAGGACGATACAAGAAGGAGGCACTATAGCCGTCCTGCTCAACTGTTGCATATGACTCTCTGCCAACGCAGATAATATTATACACATCAGCCCCTAACATCGACGCTGCTGGAGTTACTGAACCAACAGGTGACAAGAGAAATCTTAAGTTGGCAATCGAGCCATGCTCAGCATCTAAAGTACTTTGTTGATTCGGGTAGTTCCACTTTTGTACAAACCCATTAACATTCTCGAGCTGTCCAATAAGGTTAGTTGCACCCAATGCGAAAAAAGCATCTCTTACTGGTGCAGTTCCAAATTTGTTCTCTCCTTCAATTCCAGAGATGAACGAATATGCAGAGTTGTTTCTCAATGTTCTAATTACATAATCAACGTCAGTTCGGGTAATTTCAGTTGGATTATCTCCATCTGCCCCCCCTACAGCATTCGCAAATGCAGCTGTAGAAACTAACATATCACGAATTAGTTGATCTTCAGTTTCACGTAAGGAAACGCCAAGTCTGATGGCTGCTTCGTTGAGCGCTGGGTCCTGGTTCTGTAAAGTAACTTGTTCATTCATATAAATATATGTCCCATAAAAACTCATTTGGGCATCAATATTTAATGCTGAAAGAACCTGTGGAGCTGGACAAATTCCAGAATTTCCTAGTGGGACGGGCGCTGTTGCCAACGGGTTGTAGCGTCGGAACCTCATCACCGTGCCCCCATTGCGGGGCATCTGTTTACGAGATGCTGGTATACCGAACACCAAATACGGCACAGCAACTGCCAACAACTTCATTGAGAAGGTATGCTGGACTGGAGCTGGCAGGAGCGAAGTAGTTGTTATACTCATTTCTTTAATCCAAAAATTAAAAAAAAGATCTTAACCAACTAGTATCCCTTCGTCGCCTCATCCATCTCTCGCCTTAACTGCGCTGCATACTCTGGAGTCATGGTCATAAGGCCATTCTCAAATGCTTTCGCATTCCCTATCGCTGAACTTCTCGTGACTGCATTGACAGACATGGGCTTTTTGGAGTTCTCTATAGCGCGAGCTTTTTGAGGTTGTGTTTTCGCCATGTCTCCAATCCCTGTTCTTTTGAGAAGTTTGTAGGCTGCAACTGCCTGGGTGTAAGGATCTGATGAAAGTGCATAAAGGGAGCTAGCTAGCTCTGGATCTTGTTGTTTCAATAATTCTATATTGTCGCGAGTCACAACAGTGTCATAATCAGAAAATTTCGCCCTCAGCCTGTCTTCAGCTGTCGACGCTTCCCTCTGCCTGATAATTTCCTCGGCGGCTTCCCTGGCCATTTTCGAAGCTAGGCCTCTAGCTTGCTTTGCTGTGACAATATCGTCATCTGCCAGTCTCGCGAGGTCGTCATCATCTTCAGAGGAAGAATCATCTTGCTGATTCAAGGAAAGGATGTATCTCTCCTGAGCTTCTGTTTTCTGCCGTAACTCATCAATTTGCCTCCGCGCTTCTCTCCAGTTGTATTCCTGATCTGACATTGCCTGATTAGAAACTGCCTGGGGAGCTTCCTGGGGGCTGGACTGCTGGTCTGCCTCTTGTGGGGGAGCGACGTCCTGGGTTGGCTCAGCCTGCGCTGTTGCCTCGCCTACACTCACGTTTTCTTCTTCAGTCATCTAGCTATCCTTATGGATGGTGAATCCAAGTACACCTTTTTTTAATGTTTCTGATGAGTCAGACATTTACGATGTCAACGAATGATTTGACTCAACAATTTTGTTGATAGCTGAAGGGAGGAATTTAGTCAAATAATTGTTTATATATACAAAAACTGTGCATATGGGTAGACTCATGCACAAGAAAAGGGGGTTTTGTGTGTATGAGTATTATTTCTGGAAATGGATCAGCGTCAAAGAAGGATAGGTATGGATTCGACGAATAACCCCATTGACCCAGAATGGAAAGGTTTTTTGATGAATGCTGCTATGTCAATAGATAACTATATTGAAGAGCAAAAGCATAAACCAGCATGGATCAGCGTCAAAGACAGGCTGCCAAATGAAGATGAAGACGTAATACTATGTTCCAGACGTAGTCAAAAACATGTTTACGTAACATATGGACATTACCACTTATTTGATGACAAACCATATTTTGAAAATGATTGCGGTGGAATTCGAAACGTCACATACTGGATGCCGCTTCCGGAGGCTCCTCATGAAAATAGCAATTAACACATGTTATGGTGGATTTCACCTTTCTAAACAGGCATTATTTTTACTTGCTGAAATGGGATTAAACGAGACTACTCAATGGGGTAACTCTAGAATTGAATATGGCGGTTCTGCCTTAGATAGAAGCGATCCTAGACTCATCAGCGTCATTGAAAAACTTGGTGATGAAGCATCATCACCAGGCGAAGACATTAAAATTGTTGAAATTCCCGACGATGCCAAAGATTGGTATATCATCGATTACGATGGTAAAGAAACTATCCACGAAGGCAGGACATGGTCTTATGAGGAATAAATGGGTTGCATCTTAGGTTCCATCGTGGATTTCACCTTTGTTATTTCCAAACATCCCAATCAAAATCATATGAATCTTTGTCGAGCTTTAGATTAAAACAGGCTTCCACCCATTTAACTAACTCCTGATCATAGTTCAGGGGCTGCCTCGCTATATTGATGCAGT